TTAATCAGCAGATGGACAAGTTATAACGGTAGAGGATGCCGAAACGTTAAAATCATAGAAATTAGCAAACATGCGCTGCCGCCAATTCATATGAACAACATAGCCCAAATGCCCCTGCGCACGCGCCAACTCATTCTGGCATAGCACGACAAGCGCACCTAAAGCAGGTGGCTCAGTGGTTTCAAGCATTCTGGTCTTTGCATCCCAGGATAAAATATCCAGCTCCGTAAAATCCCACTCACCACGTCCGACAATAGTAGCCTCAAGCTGGCGAAAATCCTTTGCCAGATCAGCATGGCGGCGAGAACGATCAGAAAACCCCATAACCAGCGAGATAGACGACACAACTGTTATCGATAGCGCGATCCACGCCAGTAATACAGGGTTTGAAAGGCTTGCCAGAGCTGCCGAGCCGCCAATCACTCCCACGGCATTACCAAGCTTGTCACATACCGAAAAAAACCGCTCACGCTTCTGATGGTAGAGCGTCGATAACTCTGTCCGATACAGTACGGCGTGACGCTTATCCCATAAATACCCATTTTCAATCATTTTTATCCCGATCAGGCGGCCTTATTGGAGATGGCGTAATAGGTACGCGAAATGACACTGTAGTGTCGCTATCATTAACTTGTCGTCTTTGTACGGATTCGCCAAAATCAACGTTTTCCCTGATTGGCTGTGGTACAGGTGCTGCCGGTTTGTTCTGTTCGCTCATTATATCCTCTTTATTATTCAATAAAAACAAGGGTGAAACTATTAATAGTATCAAGCCAAAATCCGTATCAGCTTTGATATACCTTCCTTGGTATTAGCAGGGTTATTCATTAATTCATAAGCAGTTACAAATAATTCAGCCTTCTTATCTATCTGCATCTTTCGTCCTGCGGCTGTCAATCCATCTTCTACCGCTCTAATCGCTTCCAGGTAGAGTGGTTCATTGAATTCAAAAGGATCAACAGGCGGAGCAGGGCGGGGCTGCACGTCTGACAGCAGCATCTCGCCTTCGCCGGTCAGCAGCCAGTTGGCGCTAATACCCAAACGCATAAATCCAGATATTGCATCAGCTCCTGGAAGACTCAGCCCCATTTCATATTTTTGATATGTACTGAACCCAACTCCGCTTTTGGATGCAAATTCTTTCTGATTTAGAGAAAAAGATGCTCTTGTCGCCTTAAGACGATCAGCAATATTCATGTCGCACCTTTAAGCCCAAGGTGCGACATCAAGGTGCGACATGAATTCGCGTGTTGCACCTTTGTTAATATATTGATTTTTATAAAATAAATCATATTTATGTCGATTATTAAAAAATACCAAGGTGCGACACTCCAAAAATAGATGTCAAATGTATTAACAGCTCCAAATTAGGAGTAGTAAGATACACCACATCGAACAAACCAACAGGAGCAAAAACCATGATAACCAGTATTGCAAAAAAACCAGTCAATGAAGACTGGCATCCGGCAGACATTAAGGCGGCTTTAAACAAAGCCGGCATGACGCTGGCCGGTATCGCCCGTGCCTGCGGACTGAGAACATCGACATCACTGTCGCATGCCTTTATCCGCAGCTATCCCATTAATGAAAAACGTATTGCCGATGCACTGGGTTTGCATCCGATGGTGCTCTGGCCTAGTCGTTATAACAGTGATGGAAGTGTTAAACCGCGCGGTTTTCGCGAACTACAGTTTAACGCAACTACGCTGGCGCGCAATAGCAAATCAGCTGACACCGACAGCAAATATCGCAAGGCAGCCTGACATGAAACGCATCGTTGACACATTAACCGGCGATCTGTTCGCCAGCATTCCGGTTATGCATCCAAAGACAGCGGGCGGCTGGCGGTTTCGCAGTGAAATCGCGCATGCAATGGGTGAGGCGATCAAGACTTGCTCGAAGGATAGGTATCAGATTGCAGCAGACATGAGCCGGTTGCTGGGACGTGAAATTTCAGTGAATACGCTGGATAAATATACCTCTGAAGCCAGTGAAGAGCACTTGCCAAATCTGGAAACCGCCATCGCATTTGATGCAGCTACCGAGCAGCTGGCGCTGGCTGATTTCTTTGCCAGAAAACTGGGCTGCCGGGTGTTGCCGGGCAAGGAGTCGCTGGCTGCTGAGCTTGGCCGTCTGGAAATGCTGAAAGGCGATATCGCACGTCAGGAACGGGCAATCAAGAAAGTATTGGGAGAAGAAAAATGAACGAAGTTAGGCAAATGGAAACGGGCAAACTGACTCAAACTGTTCAGGCCACTCTGGAATCTCCGTGCCCCAGATTTGCCAAAACAAGCTGCCAGCGCTCGCAGTGGTGTCACGATAAGGGCCGCCTACAGAAAGCTCGCACTCGTGCTCTGCAAGAAAACGCAGTAGTGCATGCCCAGCAAAACAATGGCGTATCGAGGCAAGAACAAGTCTTGATCGCAAAACTGGATCGCGCCATTTCACCTTCTTTGCACGAAGCGCGGGCGTTGCGCTCACGTAGTTCTCAATTTCGCTCTCATTGTTTACATCAAACTGCCACAGTATCCACGCACGTTCGCCCATGGTTTTTAAATCTTCTGCCAGCGCGATTACATCTGCGCGGCTTAGAGATTCTGCAAGCTCCTGCGCGTTTACGTTGCTGGCTGTTGCGTAATTGTGTAATCCCATTGTCGGCCTCCGGCAACAAGCATAGCACGAAGGCGTAATCATGAACTCCCTTGCCCTTACGCACGCTGACATCAAGACTATTGCGGAGGCGCTTGGTGTGGTCAATTCACGAGCTGCTGACCGCGCAAAGCGTGAAGCATGGCCGTTTGATGAACAAGCCGGTCGCGGCGGTAAAAAGCGCCTGTACCCACTGTCCAGCCTGCCAAAAACAGTGCGCGAATCGGTAATGGGTAAGCGCATCCATCAGGTGATGGTGGTAACGGCATCAGTAGTCGTCGCGCCCTGCCCTGCTGTTAAAAAGCATGAGGTTTTTCGTTCTGACGGCGCAATGATTAAGCGCGGCCTGATCCGGCGCGTTAAAACCGAAGCCAGTCTTAACGATCTTGATAAGGCTCGCCGCGATGCAGGGCTAGTCCTGTGCCAGGCGATTGAATCGGCAAAGACACTATCCGCCTGTTCAGCCAGACATGCCATGACTGAGCTGGCCGAACGCGTGCTGACTGGCATCGCACGCCCTGAACTGATCGATGCTGCAACGGTGACTTATACAAAACCGCGCAAGACCGGGCAGACGATCGCATCCCTGGTATCGCGCCTGCAAAAGATGTATGCCGCCTATATGCAAGGGCGGAGTGAGGGTGATATCGGCCGTTATCTGGTGCCTGGCGCACCTGAAAAAACGGGCTATGACCCGATTCACATTCATGCTTTCCTGATTTTCTATTGCCGTCCTGCGCGGCCACCGATTACGGAAGCATGGCGCGCAGCGCAAGGCTGGTTTGCGGCTCAAAGCCTGCCTTGCCCTGCGGTGGATACGTTCTATCGTATTGAAAAATCGCTACCGGTAACGATCAAATATCGTGGCCGGATGACGGGATCTGAATGGCGCGGCTTGAAGGCTTATGTGAAGCGCGATGTCTCAATGTTTCGCACCAATGATATTTGGGTGGCAGACGGTCACAGCTTCAAGGCCAAGGTACAGCACCCAATTCACGGACAGCCATTTACACCGGAAATTACCGTGGTGCTTGACTGGGTATCGCGCCGGGTAGTTGGTTGGTCTGTCGATCTGGCGGAATCCACTATTGCGGTATCGGCAGCCTTGCGCCATGCCGAACAACAAACCCGCGCCCGCCCGCTAGTGTTCTATTCGGACAACGGCTCAGGCGAAACCGGAAAGCTGATTGATTGCCCGGTGCACGGCACGCTGGCACGCCAGGGAATTGCTCACGAAACGGGTATACCAGGCAACCCGCAAGGTCGCGGCGTCATTGAGCGTCCATGGCAGACACACCTTATACCGTTGGCACGTACTTATCCGACCTGCACCTGGAAGGGTGCCGACAAGGAAGCAATACGCAAGATGCTGGTGGGATTGAACAAGAAAGACGGTACAGGTCGCGCGGTATTGCCTTCATGGAAACAACTACTGGACGACTGCGAGCGGGTGTTGGGCTGGGATGGTGAATATAACCGGCTGCATGCGCATCGCTCTCTGGATGATCGCACGCCAACTGAAGAATACACGCTGCGCCTTGACCCGAATGCCGAGCTTTGCGGCCCTACGGATGATGAGCTGGCGGTGTTGTGGATGCCGGAAGTAGGACGGACACCCCAGCGCGGCGTGATCTCGATTTTTGGCAATGAATACGCCAACAAGATGCTGGTTGATGCGCTGGCAGAGGGTGAAAAGGTTCGCGTCCGGTTCGATATTCACAATGCTGACAAGGTGTGGGTGTTGCGTATGGATGGCACATTCCTTTGTGTTGCTGAGTGGAATGCGCATAAACGAGCTGCTTTTCCAGTGGCTTATATGGATAAAAAGCGTCAGGAACGTGCCGACGGCAAGATCAAGCGTGCAGTACGCGACATCAACGAGGCCAATGCAGAGCTTGGCAATGTGATCGAGGCGCAAGGTGAATTTACCCAGGACATCTGCGACTTTATTGATTTAACACCCAAAGTCCTCGCTGAGCCTATGTTGACAGTAGAGGATTTCAGGGATGCGCCGCAGGAAGCAGAGAAATTCATGAGTAATGAAGATCAGCTGATGTTTCTGTATGGCGGCGGAGAAGATCCTAGAACTAAGAATGTGGCCGCTGGTTAATTCAAGTTAACCAGCAGCCTTTTGCAGCAGTAGTAACAATCATCACTAAATAGGAGTTTAACAGATGAAACAGCACTTTGTAGAAACCAGTAACCACCGGCTTTTTATCAATAGCGTCGCCGCTGTTGAAAATCGCGGCAGTCCAGAGGCGTGCATTTTACTGCTGACCGGCGAGCCTGGCACAGGTAAAAGCTGCACCGTGGACAACTGGGGCGCAGCGCGGGACGCGATTTATCTGGAAGGAATCCCCGGCATGTCGCTGTCATTTTTGCGTGACTATCTGGCCGACCAGACCGGCATTGTCGGACATGGCAAATTTGACCAATACAAAGGCATGGTGGAGTTTTTCCGCGCTAATCATCAGCCGATCATCCTAGACGAAGCGCAGCATGGCCTGCCAAATAAGGCTGAGTGTATTGAATATCTGCGCCGCATCGCTGAACAGGCTAATACTTTGCTGGTGTTGGTATGCCATACCAGTGAAAAGCACCGTTTTTCAGAACACCGTCTGGCGCATGTCGCCACCCGCGTGTCGGCTGCGCCTGAGCTGAAGCCTGCCACCGCATTGGACTGCGCAGCTTATCTCGCTGAGCTGTGTGACGTGAATACTGATCAGGGCATCGCGCAACAGGTATTTGAGCAGTCACGCGGTCGCTATCGCCTGATGAGCAATGCCTGCCGTACGCTGGAAGTGATCGGCATAAAGAAGGGGAAAACCGAGCTGGTTATCGGCGACATCAAGGGAATTAAGCTGTGTGAAGACGCGATGAAGAGCCTGAAACGGGAGACGAAATAATGTCTGTAAAAGGTCAAACCTGCCCCCGCACCGTCACACAGGGGCTGCGTCCGCGCGCCTGGTGGGTGATGCGCCGCCGCACCAGTTTCACCTTGCAAGAGCTGCTGGCCACACTGGCCAACGGCACAGAACGCGATGCAGTCGGGAATCTTAGACAGTATGTCCGCGCACTGGAAAAGGCTGGAATTATAAGGCGTGAAGCTGTCCGTAAGCCGGGTGTAGCGCTTACCAGTAATGGCATGCTGTGCTACCAGCTGGTCATCAATGCCGGCAGAAAAGCACCTGTCTGGCGCGTCAATGCAAAGACGGTCTATGACCCGAATACCGACACAGTTTACCCAATAGGAGTTAGTCATGAATGATGCTCACGCATTTGATCTTTGCCGTGCAGCAGTTGATGCCAATAGCGTGACAGCGGTTGCGCTGGAGGTTGGTTATTCGCGCACAGCGGTTTCATTGTACCTGTCCGGAAAGTATGGCGCAGGTGTTGAAGCGCTGGAAGCCGCTATTTTGGGGCGTTACGACATCTACCCATGTACTTATAACGGGCTGGAAGTCAGTGGCCCAAGCTGTCAGCGCCGTGCTACTGCACCGCGTCCCTTTGGTGGTCGTGCCAAGGAAGCGCACTGGCTGGCCTGTCAATCGTGTTCTCACAATAAATCGGGAGGTAAATCATGAGCAACTTGCATAAATTTGAGCTTCCAAAACCGCGCTGGGTTGGCGCATCCCATGAGGATATAGAGGCAACGAAACAGGCTTACCCGTGCATAAAATGGCTGATTGCAAATAATTTTGAGGTGAAATATACCAAAAAAGGAATAAATCGCCCCCGTGTATTTATCCGCACAAGCCCTTTATGCCAAGAGCTTAATGGCGCGGTGCATCGCTTTGAAAGGATGAATGGCGAGGAGAAACGTTACTGGTTTGCTATTCGCCTCGGCTGCGAGGTCCGCTGGAACGATGAGGTGAAATCATGAAAATCAATGCCAATACCACGCACGGCCGTGTGCTGATCGCGCTGCGCGCCGGTCGCATGGATGGTTCGCAGATCAGAGATCGGGTCGGCAGTGCACATTATGTTTTGACTGTGCTGGTTCAGGATGGCCTGGTTGAGTTCAGAAACGATGCTTACCAACTGACCGATGCCGGGCGTGAAGCCTGCCCGAATCGCCGTGATGCCGAATTGGATCCAAAGCACCAGAAAAGTCCTGCAAAGATATTGCAGCAAGGAGCCGCAGCATGAGCCAGGTTGACTTTGATATGGCGGTTAAATTTGCCCGCATTGCGACTCAGCTGGATGAGGAAAAGGACTGCCTCTGGTTGCCGAATGACATATTGGTTGATCTGGTCAGCGAGTTGCATAACTTTGCACAAGCGCTGGCCGGTGATCGTATGGGGGAAATTTACGACCAGGCTAATGAGGTGGCAGCATGAAACTGTCCTGTCCTGGATGCGGCGCTGTATTTTCTCTGGATGCCTTGATCGGCATGGAGGGGGCGCGAGACGCAGTAATGGCCGCGATGATCCTGCCAGCACCAATAGGCGCGCAAATTATGCGTTACATCGGCTTGTTCCGTCCGGCAAAGCGTAATTTGTCGTTTGATCGTGCGGCAAACCTGCTCAATGAGCTGTTACCGATGATTGAGGCGGCGAAGATTGAGCGTAATGGCCGTATCTGGTCAGCTCCTCAGGTCTACTGGAAGCAAGCTATTGAGGAGATGCTGAGCAAACGCGACACGCTCTCTCTGCCGCTGAAAACGCATGGCTATTTGCTGGCGATTATTGAAGGTTACAACCTGAAAGCTGAAAGCCGCAAAGAGCAGCAGCATGAAGACAAGCTGGCTGGCAGAACAACGGCGACGATGCCAGTCGCATATCAGCCTAATCAGGCTGTGCTGAACGATACCAGGGAGAAGCCACGCGGGGTTATGCCCGCATCATTTAAACAGGATTTACAACGACTCAATATACGTACTCATGAGCAATTACCGCAAGCGCTGCCGGACATCCCGCCAGCGTAGACACCTTGTTTTTTACTTCATCAACCAAAAAGGATACACAAATGGCAAAACCATCTACAACCCGTCTCAAAGCAAAGGCGCAAGTCTATGTTCCGCAAACCCGCGATGAAGCTGCCGCCGATATTCGCAAAATTGGAGACCTGCAACGCCAATTCTTGCGCGCTCAGACGGCAATGAACGACGAGATCGCCGTCATTACCTCCGCTTCTCAGCCGACACTGGATGAATTCAAGGCGCAGCTCACCACGTTGCAGGAGGCTGTTCAGGGTTACTGCGAAGCCAACCGGGCTGAATTGACTAATGATTACAAGGTGAAGACGGCAAACCTGATCACCGGAGAGGTGCAATGGCGGCAGCGCCCCCCGTCAGTTTCGGTACGCGGCGCAGAGAGCGTCATCGAAACCCTGATGCGGCTTGGTCTGAATATGTTTGTGCGCACCAAGGAGGAGATCAACAAGGAGGCAATCCTCAATGAGCCGGATGCCGTCAAGGGAGTGGCGGGAATCACCGTTGTGACCGGCGTTGAAGACTTTGTGATTACCCCGTTTGAACAGGCAGCTGCATAGATTTTTAACCGCCTCATTTGAGGTAAAAAAAGGAGAAGTACATGAATCAAAAAGAACTGATCGACGCAATATGCAAACAGCAGTCCAGCAGCCTGTCCAAGACTCATATCAAGGAAGCATTAGATGGGCTGGTCAAGGTAACTCAAGCCGAAATGCAGAAAGGCGAAGGCGCTGAAGTGACCCTGTCCGGCATCGGCAAGATTAGCGTCAAGCAAAGCCCTGCACGTATCGGACGCAACCCGGCCACGGGTGCAGAGGTACAAATCCCCGCCAAAAACAAGCCGCACTTCAGCGCGGCCAAGGCGTTGAAAGACGCGGCAATGAGTAACTAG